GGGGTACATTATGCCCACTATTGGGCTAATCCTATGTCAGGGAAGCCTATAGGCGGTGTGGCATCTACCCGTCTCAAGACCATCGGTCATTCCTTCACCATGGGTCACCAGCAGACGCTTGATTACAGCACTCGCTTCCTAGCGAATGGTGACCAGCATTGTGGACTCATCGCTGGGGCTTTTTATATGCACGATGAAGATTATAAGGGATACCAAGGAAACGCCCACTGGCGTGGACTGATTGTGTGCCATGAAGTTGAGAATGGTGCCTATGACCCTATGTTCGTATCCATGGCGTACCTATGTCGTAAGTATGAAGGCGTATCACTAGAGAAGTACACGGCTAGGAAGTTCTAATGCACGATGTAGCCGTAGAGGTTCTTTGGGATAATAACGGTGATCCAACCCACAGCATTGGTTGGCTTACAGAAGCAAAAAACCGCTGCCTTCAACTCGTTACCGAGTATTCCAGCAGCGGCTTTGTTGCTATTGAGATTCCGGTTGAATCAATTATCAACCTGAAACTTATTTAGGACAGAAGGGCTTCCCACGTCTGAGGTCCGACGATACCGTCAGCCTGAAGTCCCCGGGATGATTGGAAACGACGAACGGCACTATCAGTTGCTGGACCGAAGATGCCGTCACCGACAAGCCGGTATCCCTTGCCGTTAAGCGCCAACTGTGCAATCTTCACAGCGCCACCGCTTGATCCCTGACGAAGCACCTGATTACGAGCATCGTTCAAGGCATCAAAGAATGGGTTACTAGGAGCGACGGCGGGAAGGTTGTTTAGGAACACAAACAGGTCGTGTGTCGCCTGTTCGGTCGCTGGTCCCCAAATGCCATCGGGGGTGATCTTTAAGTTCTTTTGCCATTGAATAACGGCTCGTTCGGTTTGAGGACCGAAGATTCCGTCTTGAGCAACGCCTACGATACCTTGGATCGATCGGACCTTGTCACCGGTAGAACCAACACGCCACATAGTTTCAGGGGCCACAGGGACCGGCTGAGTGGGCGTAGGAGGCACTACAGGGGCAACACCGGCATGACGTTCGATGGCCTGAAGAAGTAGCGAGTCGAAGATCCACCGGTCTTCACGACGGCTCCAAGCGTCTGAACGATCTGCTGGCTGAACGTCGCCATGATGTGCGAGTCCGGGTCGGTCCTTTACACCATCACCAATGAACTGTGATGCTTCAGCAATGTTGATGCCATTACGTTTCCAAAAGGCGGCGATTTCAGCGCCCATTCGGTCGATCTCAGTCTGAGTGTATGGGCTATTGGGGTCAAGGTCCGATGAGCGTGCTGCGATAGCAATCATCCAGCAACGGCTATTGAATCCCGAGACAGCCACTCCGAAGGCCACATAGTCATCGGGCAGCATGGCAACAGACGAATCCGTATCAACGATCATGTGGTAACTGCCCGGATCTCGCCTACGGGAAATAAACGATGCGGTATTTTCGGCAGCGGTGTCTCCACCGGAACCTTCAGTTGTGTGAATAACAACACCACCACTCAGTCCGTTATTACGAGATGGGTAAAACTGTGGTGAAGCCGGAGGGTTGTCGAGAAGGTAATAACCCATATCTCTCCTATGTTTAGCGCCAGTATTTATCTATACGGCTTTGTCGGGTAATCAAACTATCTAATTCCATGACGATGTCAAAATCTCTGATGTCGCCATTGCATCTGTGCTTAGGAAGGGGGTAGTTAGAATCATGGGTCAGTTGAAGAACGACTGGACACTTACCGCAGGCAAGTTCAAGTCCAGTTACTGTCGTTTCCTTCACTTGGAAGGCTATGGCCTTCTTTCCCATGCATCAAGATTATCACAAGCGGTGATGGGAATATGGAACAAAAGACTTGACATGCTTTCCGTTAGCACATACGCTAACAACATGAATAAATTTGGGAAGTTCATCAGCGACCTGATCACGCCAACGGTGTCAAAGCGTCAGGAAAGTACTACCCGTAAAGCAAAACTTACCCCGGTAAACGAGGCAATTCTCACTTACGTTGCAGTACAAACAATGTCAGGTGAGGACACCACGTTCTTCGATAAAGCAACCTTTGTTGCAGCGCCCTATGTGATTGACGCTGTAGCAGGATTAGGCGCTCAAAGAGGGTACGAAGAATCCAAGAAGTGACTCTCTAGCGAGATGATCTCTTTGCGCTCTTCGATGCTCTTATCAAGAAGTTCGTTGTAGAACGACGACACCGTTGAGGCGGCTTGAATGAGGTATGCCCCTACCTGATAAGCCTCTTCAGGAGTAAGAGTAACCGGTACCATTCCACCGATTGATTCTTCCTCATCGACCGGAACACCGAGTACTAGATGAGGAAGCCACGTCTCAGTATCTGCCGCAATGGCGATGACCATAATGTCATCAACGTCATCGTGATCGCAGTTTGAATGATCGTGGTCCCAGTCATTTGATTCAATCATGTACCTACTCTACACCTAATCGCTAAGCCTTGGTAATCCTAACGATTAGTAAAGTGCGATATGTTTTATTTGCAGTAAGATGAATAGCAGGTTACAGTAGTAAGACCGCTTTGTCTGCGGAAACCAATACGAAGGACCACCCGTTCAAAAACTACAAGGGTTTTTGATCGGGCTTTCGGGAAAGGAACACATGACAAACGGAAAGAAACTGCTAGGACTGGGAGTTATCTCATTCTTAACAGTCACAGCCGGAACCGTCGCTCTTGCTGACGGTTCCGCTACAACGGTAACTATTGTTGCCGAAGAAGCCCCAGCGGTGGAGCAGCCTCCACTACCCTCCGATCAATACGTCATTGACGTTGCGATCGCAGAACTGAGTTCCTTCTTGGCAGAAGCAAACCGTGTTGAGTCCGAAAAGGCTCAGCAAGCACAAAAAGCACAACGAGTAGACAGCGCTCCCGCTGTTGAGCCGAATTATGATCCGGGTGACGGTAGTCGCTGGGATAGATTGGCTCAGTGTGAGGCTGGAGGAAACTGGGCTACCAACACCGGAAACGGGTTTGGTGGCGGACTCCAGTTCATGCACCAACGCTCGTACTCAACGTGGCTGTCTTTCGGTGGAGGAGAGTTTGCTCCACACCCATGGGAGGCAAGCCGAGAGCAACAGATTGTGGTTGCTGAGCGAGTACTTGCTTCATCCGGCTGGAAGGCTTGGCCGGGTTGTAGCAGGAAATTTAATTGGTTGTAGAATAGGTAATACTTACTAGGGAAGAGGAGGAGTCGTGCCAAGAGTTTATGATCGCCCTGATGATTGGGGTGACGAGTGGGATTTGTCCCCTTGGACTTCGGCTCCTTCCTCTACCCGAGTAAGTAGATATCGATACGACTTTGCCAATAACGCAGTTCAAGTTCAGTGGAAGAATCAGAAGAACTGGGGATACATCTACGGTATTTACGAAGATATTCCTTACTCTCAGTACGTCCAGTTCGCCCGTTCAACTTCTAAGGGAAGGCGTATCAATAACCCTTTCAATGAGTTCTCATATGATTTAATGACAGTTGACGAAGTTGTCGAACCATCAAATACTAGTCGTCGTGGTCTAGTATCTAGAACTCAGACGGCTAAAGATAAAAAAGAAGGCAAGAAGCCTACTATTGACTATCGTTCAGGCCTTGAAACTGAAGGCTGGGACATCAGGTAAGGAACATCGTGGCACAAGTACATATCAAAGGTAAGGGTCCTCTGTATTGGGCCAAAGAGTATGGAGCCGAAGGTAAGGTCATCGACACAGCATGGATGGCTGAAACGGCACCACCATTCCGAGTTGGACATGCTCTCCGGTTCCGTGTAGGTTCCCGAGCCGTCCACCTAGGCTTCTGTCGTAAGAGCAAGAAGCCGATCATCCATGAGGTGGAAAAGACACCTGAGGAGATTGGCAAGTGGGTTTACTAAAGCGCAAGGTAACTGAGCCGACTGCGATTGAACCAACAAAGTTAAAAGGTATGCCGTCAGAGGATGTGTACCTTCTCATTGAGAGCAATCTCATGGAAGCGCAGTACACCCTCACGCAATACCGACAAGGAGATGAATCCGTCCGAGGAGCCATTCTGAATTGGATGAGCGTCAGTCTTGAGACGGCATCTCTTGGTTGTCAGGAACTTAGTAGTCGGAATACTTGACTAGTGCGAAATGATCCGTATACTCTGCGGGCATGGACCAACTACAACTAAAATTACCGCCTGACACTAATCGTTACAAAGTAAGGCTCTACCGAGACTACAAACCCACAGGGGACTGTACGAAGCCGGATTTTAGAGCCTTTGCTGAAAGTACTAGGAGATCACTCATTGGTCTCCTACAGAGGTCCCCTTACAGTCTTGACTGGGAAGAAGACCCACGGAGTACAGGTTGGTACGGGATCAAGAACGATCTCCACCAGTCCATCGTTTACCAACTAGTTATCGAAACCCACGAGGAGTCATCCAATGAGTGACAAAAGCATCACAATCGAAGAGCGAATCGAAGCATTAGAGCAGCGAATTGCTTTTCTTGAAAAAGAACGTCCGGGTCGCCGTATGCGTCCTAACGTCACATCTCAGAATGGCATCTGCGGCATTAACCCTGACTGTGACTCAAAAACGTGTGCCGATGCGAGCATCTACCGTTACCAGCAGGGATGTCAGGGCGAGCGTTGTGTGCAGATCAACCGTGAGTATTACTCGGATTACCGGGCTAAGAAGAAGCGTGAAAAGGCTGAAACGCAGCAGTGACCACTAAGAAAGAACTAACAACGCCTCCCCTCACTGAGGTACAGAGAAATCACCCTGTGACGGTGGCTGGAGAGCGTGGACCATATAAGTTTGTAAAGATCAATGAGAGTGACAACTCTGTGACTGTTTACGGGGGAGATAAAGACCCCGGAGGCAAGAACTCCATGCGTACTTTTGTAATGGAAAGAGTCACCCCTCTCCCTGTTCCAAAGACTTCTGACGAAGATTTGTAGAGTCACAAGTCAATAATGTAAAGTAATCCCAACTCAGGGTGCTTGGATTGGTCCCCTTCCCCGAGTTGGTCAGATGTGCATAGAGACCCCCCACTGTTATAAATCGGTGGGGGGTCTCTTCGCATATGTGGATAAATGCTTTATAGTGTCGTCGTGCCAACTTACGAAGATCTAGGAAACCCCGACGACATCGAAGAAAATCACTACGTCGAAGATGATGATCGGGAAGACATCGAAGAGGAAGAAGAGGACTACGGCTTAGATGCTGAGACAGCCGACTTTGTTGATCAGTTAATCAAGCGGATCATTATCTTCTGCGAAGAGTTCGCTGGACTTGAACTTCGCCCATATCAGCGGCAGTTGGCATATCGAATCGTTGAGTCACTGGTTATGGTAGACGGTGAGGAAATCACCGCCTTGTGGTCACGTCAGAGCGGTAAGTCCGAGACTTTGTCTGTCATTGTCGCTGGATGCATGGTCATCCTCCCTAAATTGGCTATGTCGTTCGAAATGTTGGAACGATTCAAGCGGGGAATGTGGGTGGGTGTGTTTGCACCTGTGGATAGCCAGTCAGACTTCCTTCATGGACGCATTGTGGATAAGTTGACCTCCGAGCATGCTCAGGAGTTCCTCAATGACCCCGAACTAGACGAGCGAGTGGACGGCAAGTCCAAGGTAATCAAACTACGTTCAGGGTCTATCTGCCGTCGTTCAACTGCTAACCCACGAGCCAAGATCGAAGGTGCGTCGTACCATCTCGTCGTTATCGATGAGGCTCAGGAAGCCGATGACACGATGGTCCGTAAGTCCATCCACCCCATGCTCGCTGCCTATGCAGGCACCATGGTAAAGATTGGAACTCCTTCGTTCCATAAGGGAGACTTCTACAAGGCCATCCAGTTGAATAAGCGACGAGGCACTCAGAGGCGTAGTCGTATGAATCACTTTGAGTATGACTATCGGACTGTGGGTAAGTACAACCCGTACTACGCCAAGTTCATTACTCAAGAAAAGATGCGTCTCGGGGAAGACTCTGACGAGTTTCAGATGTCCTACAACCTCAAATGGATGCTTGACCGAGGAATGCTAGTAGCCGAGGACGACTTGGACTTCTTGGCCGACCCGTCTATGCCACTGGTGAAGTCATGGCATCGTACGCCGGTAGTGGTCGGTATTGACCCCGCCCGTGTGAAGGACTCCACTGTGGTTACGGTCTGCTGGGTGGATTGGGATTATCCCGACCCTGCCGGATTCCGAGAGCACCGAGTTCTCAACTGGCTGGAGATTCAGAATACGGAATGGGAAGACCAGTATTTCCAAATCGTGGACTTCTTGGACAACTACAACATCGCCTATGTGGGCGTAGATGCTCAGGGTATGGGTTCAGCCGTCGCTGAGCGCCTTCAGAGGCTCTTGGAGCACCGATGTGAGGTTATACCCGTATCGTCCGATATCAAGACACAGAGCGAGCGCTGGAAGCATCTCATCGCCCTACTCCAGCGCCGAATGATCGTGTACCCCGGCCACTCCAAAGCCCGTCGTACTCGCATTTGGAAGCGTTTCCGTCAGCAGATGGAAGATGCCGAGAAGGTAATCAAGGGAAATTACATGCTTATTCAGGCCCCGCCTGATGAGCGTGACTCCCATGATGACTTCGTGGACTCACTCGCTATCGCCTGTGCTATGAGTATCAACGACACCACGCCTTACGTCGAAACCTTTGAAGCGCCTTGGTTTCGATGATATTTGTATAGGTATGTCATACTTTTCATATGGGTCTTATCGGTAGAGGTGTTCGTAAGTTTCTAGAATCTGACACCGCTCACGGTATTGCCGGTGCTGCTGCTGACGCTATTGATCAGACAGGCACGGGCGGTAGAGCGGGTGGCGTGGTTTCAGGAATCATCCGAGACCGGGAAAAGCGTGGACAGGTTGCTGACATTGCGACCGGTCTTGTTGTACCCGGAGTTAGAAACAAGATTCGTGCAGGTAAAGCAGCGCACGGACTTATTCAAGGATCTCGTGGTGGTGCCGGAGCCGTTAGTTCCGGCCCTACCGGACAGTTCGGACAGTTCGGACATCTTCCTCCTCCTCCCGGTTCAGGCAGCATTCCCGCATGGGACGCTCAAATTCCCGGTGCAGGTAGTCATCAATCTTCATCAGACTTTGACTGGGATTCAACTCCACCTCCCGGTCGTTCAAGTCAAGGCGATGTCCCCAGTTGGATGGGTCCGGGTTACATACCTCCTCCTCGTGGAGTTTCTCGTAAAGACGAGTGGGAAGTTCCCGATTACTGAAATCTACGGGTTTCGTTGATATCGATACTTGTGCCATACTAATTACGTCCCATTATCTCGCTAGGAGACACCCCAATGGCTTATGCGCCTGAGACCGGCTACGAATATGCGTACGCTGAGAACCTTACCCGTCGTGGCCCACTTCGTTTCGAAGAGGGTGTCGCTACCGATACCGACATTCCTTTCGAATTCGGTCGTGGCGCTTACGGCGACACCGAAGGTGACGGACGTGGTCGTCAGACCATGGCTGGCATGATCAAGACCCCGATGGAAACCCTTCGTGAGAAGGCTCATGTCGGTTCTGCTACTTGGATTGAGGCTCCGATGGAATTGTCGGAGTTTGTTCAGGGTGCGATGGCTGATCATCCTACCTTTGAGCGTGTTGCAGGCAGCGAAACCCGCATCCTGCGATTCAACGCCACTGTCGTCAACGACTGATCACAACTTCAATGAATTTCGGTCAAGCGCCGGGGTCTAAGACCGTTCAAAAGAACGCCTATGGTCCCGGCGCTACTGGCCGTCCTAAGGGGAAAAAGACTTCAACATCTAAGATCTCTTTTGCCCCCCATGCGAATGAGTCTCGGATGCCCGAGTATCTCAAAAGCGCTAAAGATCTTATGAACACCTATGGCACAAACGAGTTGCCTACTGGTCTTCAACCTCGCTGGCTTCTGAACAAGAAGAATCAGAACATTTCCAAGGGTATGACAGGTAACTGATATGGCTAACAGAGATACCCCGATGCAGTGGGAAGACTACTCCACCTCTGAACGCAAGGACATTGCTTCGGAAATTAACCGTATTGGTAAGTCTACAAAGACCAATGCAGCGGAATCTGTCTCTAAACTTCGGACCACTGAGTCTAAAGAATCTAATAAGCAGACTAACAGGGAAAAAGCCGGTAAAAAGGCCAATGTCATTGAGTCTATTGCAGGTACTTTCAAGGATAAGCCTATTACTCTGCAAGGGGCTGCTAATCGTCGTGGCGCAGCGTTTAGTCGTGCTATTGACTATGCCCGTAACGAAAACACCACTCTTCCGGGCGCTGGGTGGTATATAGATCACTCTGACTCTATCCAGCAGTCTCGTGGTGATATTCCTTTCCGTAACGCTGCCGCAGCGGCTGCGGCTTTTAGTCCCGGTAAAGATCCTAAGGTAGACGAGTTACCAGCGTTTGCTGAATTGGCGAAACTTCATAATGAAGACCATTCAGTAACTGTGGATAACACAAGTAGCAAGGTTCGTGATCTTAGTTCCCAAACCCTTGCTAGGTTTGCTACTCAAGCGGCTAAAGAGAACTCGGCTAACGCTGAGCGTACAGTAGTTTCTTCATCTGAGACATTCCATGTGGCTGGTAGGCCCCACGAAAGAATGACTGTTAAGGGTATTGACGCTATGCGTGGGGTTACGTCTCCCGAGGCGACAAATGACCCAATGACTGCTCCTAAGACATCCTCATATTTTCATTCTATTGTTGATGCAGGCGAAGCATCCTTGGAAGAAAAGATCGATTACGAGAGCATCTCTAGACATCTAGTAACTGGAGATCCTAATCAAGGGATGTTTATGTTCTCCGCAAAGGAGCCGGGAGAGCCTGCTAAAAACAGTATTCTCAGCCCGGATCACGCAACTGCTGAAGACACTTGGATGCAGGCTATTTCTTCGGGTCAGGCACTTTCTGCTAAGCATAATGGTCGCAACTTTTCACCCGCTAAGCGTGCGGTTGATAAGAATGGGCCGGGAGATATGGCCTCCTTTCAGAAGAGGAATACAGGTCTTCCTAAAGTCGCTGAGATTACTGGTGTAGGTGCTGTTCACGCTTTTAATAATAAGGCCACTCGTATGGCTGCTGAAGGTGTGGGTCCTGTTTCATTCGACCAGTTCGGTCAGCACATCGGAGTACCCTCTGTGATGATGCAGGAGGTCGCTTGGACTCAGGCTCGCCGTGAAGCAGGTAGCGACGCTCCATTCAATGCCTCCCAACGACAGAAGGCCAAAGCGGATAAGGCCGCAGCCTCTGACCGTCGCAAGAACGAAAGCGGCATCCAAGATTCTTTGTTCGACTGATTGACTGCTAAAGTAACCGAACTATGTCCCTTAACTTTTATCCTCCCTCATACCGTGCGGCAGCGAGCGATCTTACTATTGCCATTAGCCCGCTCGGGTTGGTGGAACTTGCGGACGAAGAGTTTGAGGTCCATGGTCCTCGCCTTAACCGCTATGCGAGCAACTGGGCTTGGTATCTAGGGCATCACTGGGCGTACCGCCGTGAACTCGGTGAAGCCCAACTTTCTTTTAACTACGTCAAGGCGTTTGCCGATTATATGGTGAACTTCACCTTTGGTAAGGGCGTAGAATTCGGTTCTCCTGAGGCCACTCAAGGTGTAGTCCCGTATCTACTCAAGCGTGCTTGGGAACATGATAACGACAAGCAGACAACTCTTTGGGAAATGGGACAGCACGGGTCGGTCTCGGGGGATGTTTTTGTAAAGGTTGCTTACGAGGAACCATTCGTAGATGCTTCCGGTCGTCCCCGACAGGGTAAGTTCCGAATCCTCCCACTCAACCCAGCCTTCTGTTTCCCCGAATGGCACCCGCATGACCGTACTCGTTTGATTCGTTTCAAACTAAAGTACAAGTTTTGGGGCACTGCTTCCGATGGCGCTCGTCAGGTCTTCACCTATACGGAGATCCTGACTGAAGACTTCATTGAGGAGTACATCAATGATGAGCGAATCGACCAGCGTCCAAATCCGCTCGGTGAGATCCCGATCGCTTACACTCAGAACATCCCTGTAGCCTCCTCTCCTTGGGGCCTAGCGGATATCACGGATATCATCAGCCTCAACCGTGAATTCAACGAGAAGGCAACTGAGGTCAGCGAGATCATCAACTATCACGGTTCTCCTGTAACCGTGATTATTGGTGCTAAGGCATCGAACCTTGAGAAGGGTCCGAAGAAGGTATGGACCATCGGCTCCAAGGATGCAAAGATCCAAAACCTGTCGATGGAGACCAACTTCGCCGGGATTATGGGTTACATGGAACTGATCAAGCAGGCCATGCACGAAATGACCGGTGTGCCTGCTCAGGCGCTCGGACAGATGCAGCCGATCAGCAACACAAGCGGAACTGCTCTCGCTGTCCAGTATCAGCCTCTGATGCAGAAGTATGGCCTTAAGAAGACTCAGTACACCCGTCTATTTAAGCGGATAAATGAACTGATCATTCTTCATGCGGCTATCAAGGAGCCTGAGGCTCTTATGTATAACCCGTATGTCGCTACTGTCCCCCTTCGAATGGGACAATATGAGCAGTTGGACCCGTCCGATCCCGTGACGTATCAAACCACTGTTCATTGGCCCGAACCGCTTCCGGTTGACGTGCTTATCAAGATCAATGAGATTCAGGCTCGTATGTCTATGGGTCTTGAGTCCAAGCGTGGAGCGCTTCGGGACTTGGGCGATATGTTCGCTGAGCAGAAGATCGCTGAGATTAACGATGAGATGATGGAGGATATGAAGGAGCAGGCTGCTCTTAACCTCATTCAGGCTCAGGCTTCTCAGTTTATTATTCAGGCCACGGGTATGACACCCGATGGTCAGCCATTGATGATGCCCGGTCAAGACATGGGCGACGGAACAATGGCACCCGGTGTAGACCCGAATCTCGCAATGGAGATCATGCAGAGGGCATACGGCCAAGAGCCTCCTCAGCGTGAGTCCTTTGAGGAGAGTTAAGGGTTTGCGATGATATGCCGTAAAGTATGGTATATCTATATAAGTAACAAATAGCAGTAATTGGACAAACCACCGTAGAAGGAAACAAATCTCATGTCGCAGGAAGTATCAGAAGCAAACGACGGTTTCTTTGTTGGAACCGATCCCAAAGAGCCAGTTCGTACTTCCGCCACATGGGCTGAAGTTCAAAATGAAACTCTTGCAGGTAATCCGCTGGCGCACAGCCTGCCGGAAGTTGAACAGAACGTCGCACATACCGCAGCGGATTCTCGTTTCTATACCGACGAGGATCTTGAACGAGTTCGCCGTGAAGAGAAAGACAAACTTTACGGGCGCATTCAGACCATGGACGAGCAGTTGAAGGCCATCCAAAAGGAACGTGAGGCAGCCGAAGCGGCTCGCCTTGCTGAACTTGAGGCTGAAACCGAAAAGGCTCGTCGCGAGGAAGAAGAGAAAATGGAAACTCGTGATCTCCTTCAGCGTAAGGAAGAAGAGTGGTCAAGCCGCTTTTCAGAACTTGAAGGACGTTACGAGCAGGACCGGGCAGTCTTTGAACGTGAGCGTCGGTTTACTGAACTTGAACAGTACCGAAACGAGCGGATTGCTCAAGAATCCGAGTACATCATTCCTGAACTCCGAGATCTCATTACTGGGAACTCAGAGCAAGAAATCGATGGTTTCATCGAAGAGATGAAGTCACGAACTGCCGCAATCATGGGTCAATTTGAGGCTTCGGCTTCGACTCAGCGGCAGGCTATGAGGGGAGCAGCACCGACTGCTCCTCCTGTGGGGCCATTGGAGCAAATGCAGACGTACGAATCGATCAGTCCTGATGATATCAGGACAATGGATATGGAAACGTATAAAAAGTATCGGGCGAGCCTTCTGAACGCTGCTGGCCGTCAGTACCGAGGCTAAGCAGAAGAAGTACAACCCTATTAACCAAGCCAGTCCATAGGAGGACTTTCTAATGGCTTTTCAGATCCCCGATGGGTCTGCTATCACCGGCACAAACCGTGTCGCTGGTGGCGTTGCCGGGTCAGCATTCGGCGCTCCTGCCGGATATGACACAACCGGTGCAGGTGCAAATATCACAGGTGGCTATGGCGCAGGTATCACTTCCGGTACCTCCCTCATGGGTCCTGCGATTCAAACTGTTTGGTCGAAGGAAATCCTCTTTCAGGCCATGCCGGTTCTCCGGTTCGAACAGTTTGCCGTAAAGAAGACCGAACTCGGCGTTATGCCGGGTCTCACGGTTAACTTCATGCGTTACAACAACCTTCCGATCCCTTCGGGTCCGCTGGTTGAAGGTATCCGTATGAAGACCTATGGCATTACCGCCCAGCAGTACCGTATTACGGTTGCTGAGCATGGTTTCGCCATTGCCGTTTCGGAACTTCTTCTCAACGCTTCGTTCGATGACGTTATGGCTTCGGCTTCACGTCTTCTCGGACGTAACATGGCGCTTTACATGGACACGCAGGCACGTCAGACGCTTCAGTCGGCAACCAGCAAGGTTTACGGCTACAAGGCCCCGACCGACCTGACCTCCGGCTACGGCATCTACAACAAGGGCGTTCAGGGCGCTTCCGGTACCATTGGTTCCGGCGGCTTCTTCCTCACCCCGCATGCGGTCAAGGATGCAGTGCTTGAACTTTCAAGCAAGAACATTCCTCGCCTTGGCGAGACGTATGTCTGCTTCATCCACCCGTCGCAGAGCCGTCAATTGCGTGACACCCCCGAATTCATCGAAGTTTCGAAGTACGCCGCTCCCGGCAACTTCATGCTTGGTGAAATCGGTCGTCTGTATGACGTTGTCTTCATCGAAACGACTCAGGTTGGTCGTCCGCTGAGTGACCCGTCTGACTACATCAACACCGCCTACGACGATGGTACCCCTGCCGCATGGCGTGGTACTGACTCGCAGACCGATGGTCCTGACGTTAGCGCTGCCACGATTGAAGATTCACCGGGTTCAGGTGCCGAACCGGACGCAGTTGCGACCCCGGGTTGGGATCAGTACTGGCCGGAAGACTTCACGGTTACCCCGGACACGGAGCAGTTTGAAGCCCTTATGCTTGGTGACAACGCATTCGGTCATGCAATCTCCCTCCCGGTGGAACTCCGTGACGGTGGCGTTCTTGACTTCGGTCGTGAGCACGCCCTTGCGTGGTACAGCATTTGGGGCTTCGGCCTCATCACCGATTCGGCAGTCTGCAAGATCGTCACCAACGGCTGATCTTCAGTACCCCGAATTACCTTTCGGATACGGGGGTGGGTCGTCAAGGCCCGCCCCCGTGTGCGATACTACATAGAAGCAGTATCAATCAGTATCGAACCTTTCATAGGAGAACACACCGTGCCTGCACCAAAGCCAGTAAAGCCTCAGAACGACGAACGTAATGAGGAAATTGAAGGGGGCATTGGAACTCTTTCCAATGTTATGACCACGTCTCCCCTCCCCGAAGTCGAAGTTGACCCAATCGCTAGCACTGCCCGCACTGAGGGTGGTGTTCCGACGGTCGTGATCCGTGTCAACGAGAGCATTGAAGATATGTCCTACGTTGCCGCTGGTCGAACAGAGCGATACACCTTTGAACAAGGTAATCGTTACCGAGTCCCGATTTACATTGCCGCAGAACTTGAAGGTCTCGGCAAGGTTTGGCACTAAGGAGCCACCCCCATGGGTATTGCAACCATCCACTATCTTTCTATGAATGCCCGAGACGGCGTAGTAGACATTCCTGACGAAGAAGGTACCAACACAGTCCTTGAGGACTGGAGCGGTTCCTATACGTTTGACAACCTTCAGGTTCCTAACGTCTACACCGTTAACTGGGGCGACAGCACTGCTACAGAGGACGTGGTAGTGGGTGGTGCAATCTCTCGTATTAAGACCAGTAACAAGGTCGTCGATGTTCCGTTCATGTTTAATAATCCGAACCCGTACGAGATGGCTATCCTTCCCGATAACAAGACCGCTTACGTCACTCAGCCTGAGGCTGGTGACCAAAGTGGCAACCCAGTCGGTCGTATTAGTGTCGTGGATCTTCAATCCAAGCAGGTCCTAGACGAGATCGCTATCCCCAACAACTACTTTGTATGGGGTATTACTGCCACCTCTGACGGTAGTAAGGTATATGTCGCTTCTAGCCAAACTACAGAGGGCTTTGATGACAGGGTGTTTGTCATCGACACTGCTAAGCGTGAGGTCATCAAGGAAATTACTGTCGGTGCTTACCCGACCGGTGTTGTCATTAACCCTGCCGGTACCGAACTTTGGGTCACCTGCGCCGAGGATGACTCCATCTATATCATCGATACCGCTACGGATGAAGTTGATCGCTTCTTGGAATTCCCTGTTGCCGGATCAGAGCCTATGCGTGGTGTGTTCTCCAACGACGGTAGTATTTTCTACGTCACTCTTTGGGAACTTGGTCAGGTTGCAGCCATTGAAAGTGATGCTACTACCCTCGTTGATTACACTAATATTGAAGTTGGACCCACTGCTGTCGCTCACGATTACCCGTTCGGTATTGCAAAGAACGCCGCCGGAACTCGTCTTGCCGTTGCACTTAACGGTGAGGCCGGTGTAGTTATCATTGACACAGACCCATTTGAAATTATTGATCTTGTTCTTACTGAGGACTATCCGTGGGCCATTGCGGTCGATGAGGACGATATTGCATACGTTACTCATGGAAATGGTGACGTGTACTACATCGACATCAACACGGAAACCATTGAAGATTTTGAATACGTCGGTGCTAACGCCAATGGCATCACTATCGCCCCGAATGGTGTCTACGCATATGTGACAGTGTTCGGTTGGTCCGACTGTGATGGTCAAGACACCAACTTTGACCTGAGTCACATCTACGCCACCCCCGGCACTTACACCATTACCGCAACTGACAAGGATGGTCAGGTTGACGTTAAGGGTACCGTTACTGTCCTTGTTGACTGATCTAATCTAGGAGCAATTCCAAATGGCCCTTCGTAATGGGTTCCGTATCCCAAATGCCGATACGTTCGCTCCTGACTTTCAGACAGCACAGCCGGATCAGGGCGATTTCCTGATCCTTGGTAACAGCCAATATGGTGTTATTACTGGTTGTAGTATCTCTATCAGCGGCTCAACTGTAGCCGTTGGTGGTGGTCCTAACCTTCTTGTTGTTGAAGGTCAGTTGTATACGTTGTCCCCGGGACTTAATCTTTCCGTATCACCACCAGCGGCTACCGCTAGGTTTGACTTAATCGTTTACGATACAAGCCTCGCTTCACCCTTTGCAGTAGTAGCAGGTACTCCTGCTGCTAATCCGGTATTCCCTGATGTAACAAGCACTATGACTGTGCTTGCTGCTGTGTTTATTCCGGCTTCGGGGGGTAGCGGTATATCACGAGTTATTGATAAGCGTAACTTCCTTCAGACGGAAGTCATTGCTGTTGATACACCGATGATTCTTAAAAACCTTGACAGTGGCGGTACTCATATCAAGGTAAGTATCAATGGTAATGGCAAGATTTCTTGGGGTGACGGATCAAGTGTCGTTGATACTACTCTTGAGCGTTCCGGTGTCGGTATTATCAGGACTCCCGGTGAGTTCTCAGCAGATGTAGTTACTGCCTCCTCGTCAGCGACTGTTGCTGGTAAAGACGTTATTACCACTGAAACCATTGAGTGGGGTAACGGTGCAGGTCGTCCTGCTGCGTCTACAAAAGACATTGGTGATGTCTATGTGGATAACACGACCGGTGATATCAGCGTAGTTAAACTGGATACCGAGGCCGCTAAACAGTGGACTTCACTCCAACCTAACCTTCCGTCCGGTTCCGTCATTCAGTCGCTTGTGGCACCTGACAAAATGGCAGGGTGGTTACCGCTAGTAGGTGGCATCTACGCCACCTCAGAGGCAGGCAATCTTCCTTCCCTGTTCCCCGAATGGGTATCAGGTAGCAACATCACTCTGCCTGATATGCGTGGACGTATCCCTGCTGGCGGTGGTGATATTACCGGAGGGTCTATTGGAACCACCAACGGTACCGTACTAGACGGTACAGGACGCTCCTCAGTAACTCTTACCGAGGCAAACCTACCTCCTCATAGCCACCGTACTGGTACCGCTACACAAGCGGCTGGTGCCCACGCTCATACCGGTACGACAGCAGGTGGAGGGGCACATACTCATACAGCCGACGGACATACTGGCGGTACCGGAGACGCTGGTGCCCACGGTCATAGCGCTTCTGACTCAGGACATTGGCATTACTGGGAAGGCGGCTTCCCTATTGTCGCTACCTTCCCCGGTGCTTACCACGATAGTTGTATGGATATTCCTTTTGCGGATGCTAGCCATACCTATAGAACTCTCCCTGAGCCTCATTCAATGTTTGGTACTGCAAACATCACGGTAACCGGCGCTCCTAATCACTTTCATTCAATCGGTACTTCATCAACCCATACTCACACTATTGACACTATGAGTACGGCTGCGGCGCATACGCACACTCTTCCCGAACATAGAACTATTGGCAGCGGTACGTCGTTTACCGTTCAGCCTCCCACACTTAGTCTCTACTTCTACATCAAGATGTAGGAGGTAGAAATACTATGGCGACAGAACCTGTCGTTTACCGAGTCGGATCTTTCGTACCAAATACTGTTACCGCAGCCGCTGAGTTATACGCCGAGCAACTTGAAGAAATACCATACCCTCTAGGTATGAGCGAATACGCAGACGAAGCAAACTGGCCCCCAGCCGGATTCTCAGGAGTATCGGTGACTACAACAACATCTACTAATACCGCCAGCCTACTGCCTCAGGCGTATAACCTTGAATGGGTTCAGGGCGACACTGCTGAGTTCCAGTTCCTGTTTACTGATGTCAACTGGACACACGTCGATCCCGAAGAAGTCGATCAGCCGGAGTGGGTTGAGACGACGTGGTCTTCTCAGGTTCGTAATCCTTACATCTACTCTACCTACGCTTCTGATTACTGGGTCCCTGCCTACGGCTACCAGTACAACTGGTGGCGTGGTAACAGTATCGTTGCCCAGTTTGATACTACTTCTGAACTTATCCAAGGCTTTGATACTGATGATCTAGAACGATGGGCTACTCGTGTGACCCTTACACTGCCCGCTACGGATAGTTCCCTTATCCTCCCCGGAAACTGGTACCGCTGGGATCTTCAGACTCGTACAGTTGATGATGTCGTTAAGACGCACCTCCGGGGCAAGGCAAGGATTGTTACTGAGTGGACCGTGAGGTAATAACTCATGGAAATCATTCCCGTTAACAATAATTCTCCGGTCACTATCAACCCTCAGGCCCCCACTGAGATCATCATTACTCCCGGTGCTCCTACAAATACCGTAGGGACCATTACTACCCCTTTGTCAGGACCCCGAGGCCCTCAGGGCGCTCAGGGGAATCAGGGTGCCCAAGGAGCAGAGGGAGACGAAGGTGCCCAAGGCAATCAGGGTTCTCGTGGTACGCAGGGATACCAAGGTTCGTCCGGCCAGCGTGGTGCTCAGGGTTATCAAGGTAACCAAGGTACCCGTGGTTATCAGGGGTATCAAGGCGCTAGGGGCTATCAAGGTAACCAAGGCGCTGTAGGTCCTCAGGGAGTTACAGGAGCGCAGGGAACTACCGGTTCGCAAGGTCCGCAGGGACAGCGTGGCTATCAGGGGTACCAAGGTAATCAGGGGTCTAACGGTTACCAAGGTCCTCAGGGTGTAGATGGCGTACAAGGAGTCCAAGGTTCTCAGGGACCCCAAGGAGACACAGGCTCACAGGGCGTACAGGGTCACCAAGGCGAAGAAGGCGTACAGGGTACACAAGGTCATCAAGGTGACGTTGGGTATCAGGGTACGCAAGGTTCTCAAGGCGAAGTAGGTTCTCAGGGATCACAAGGTTCTATCGGCCCACAAGGGTTTGAAGGATCTCAGGGATCACAGGGTCACCAAGGTCATCAGGGTTTCCAAGGAGAGACCGGTTCGCAAGGTAATCAGGGGTATCAGGGTGTCCAAGGACATCAGGGTGTTCAGGGTTTCCAAGGCGACGTTGGTTCTCAGGGCGTACAAGGACACCAAGGGTTTCAAGGCGTTCAGGGGACACAGGGTGTCCAAGGCCATCAGGGATATCAGGGTCAAGTAGGATCAGAAGGCCCTCAAGGCTTCCAAGGACATCAGGGTGTTCAGGGTCACCAAGGATTTCAAGGTAATCAGGGCAACCAAGGTGTTCAGGGAACGCAAGGCAATCAGGGTTTCCAAGGTAATCAAGGCAACCAAGGGTCACAGGGAAATCAAGGTGACACTGGCTCTCAGGGTGTACAGGGATTTACTGGTTCCCAAGGGACGCAGGGTGACACCGGAGCACAAGGTTCTCAAGGTGTTCAAGGACATCAGGGATTTCAAGGCGTAGAAGGCGCTCAGGGTAACGAGGGTCCTCAGGGTCTGAGCGGACCTCAGGGCCATCAAGGCGTACAAGGTTCACAAGGAAATCAAGGGTTTCAAGGAACTCAAGGTAATCAGGGTGTACAAGGCTTCCAAGGAAATCAAGGTTTCCAAGGAAATCAAGGGGATACCGGTTCTCAGGGCGTACAGGGGTATCAAGGTGATACCGGTGCTCAGGGAAGCCAAGGTACGCAGGGCGTACAAGGCACTCAAGGCGTACAGGGGACTCAGGGATACCAAGGTAACGACGGTACCTCAGTCACTATCCTCGGCTCATATGCTACTTACGCTGAATTAATCGCAGACCACCCGACCGGGTCACTCGGTGACGGGTATCTTGTCGATGGCGATCTATATGTATGGGACGGCTCCGGCTGGGACAATGTGGGGACTATTGAAGGTCCTCAGGGATCGCAGGGTACGCAAGGAACTCAGGGAGACACCGGACCACAAGGTGATACTGGCGCTCAAGGAAGCGTAGGCGCTCAAGGAGACCAAGGTCCTCAGGGATATCAGGGAGACACAGGTCCTCAAGGGGATACCGGTTCTCAGGGCGTACAGGGAGAGACAGGTTCCCAAGGCTCTCAGGGTGATGTTGGGTCACAAGGTGACACAGGTCCTCAGGGATTCCAAGGCGATGCCGGACCTCAGGGATTCCAAGGCCATCAAGGAGCCGCTGGTGCTCAGGGTGTTCAGGGTTCTGACGGTGTTCAGGGTTTCCAAGGCATCGAAGGCGCTCAGGGTCACCAAGGAGACACTGGAGCACAGGGAACCCAAGGAAATACCGGGGCGCAGGGTTCAACAGGCTCACAGGGGTCTCAGGGCGACACTGGGGCGCAAGGAGAAGTGGGTCCGCAAGGTACTCAGGGAGACACAGGTCCTCAGGGTGACACTGGTGTTCAGGGATCTCAGGGCGACATGGGTGGCGAAGGACCGCAAGGCTCTGCTGGTGCTACCGGCGCTCAAGGTTCTCAGGGAGCCGATGGCGTTCAAGGATCTACTGGTAACGAAGGGCCTCAAGGTACTCAAGGCGATACCGGCGCTCAGGGTGACACTGGTGCTCAAGGAACACAGGGAGACACCGGAGCGCAGGGCGATACCGGCGCTCAAGGTACGCAGGGCGTACAAGGTCATCAAGGTGACACCGGAGCACAGGGCGAACAAGGTGCTATAGGTCCGCAGGGGTACGAAGGTGCCCAAGGCGATACCGGTTCTCAGGGCTTTCAAGGCAACCAAGGATTCCAAGGAAACGATGGACCTCAGGGCTATCAAGGGCACCAAGGTGACGACGGCGTTCAGGGCGTTCAGGGTCATCAGGGGTTCCAAGGAACGCAAGGTGTCGATGGAGCGCAAGGCTTCCAAGGCAATCAAGGTCTTACCGGCTCCCAAGGAACTCAGGGTGATGTTGGCGCTCAAGGAAATCAGGGCGACACAGGTTCTCAGGGTACACAGGGAAATCAAGGAGATACCGGTTCCCAAGGAACACAAGGTGTTCAGGGGTCTACAGGTTCTCAGGGTAACCAAGGTGAAACTGGAGCGCAGGGGGATACAGGCTCTCAGGGTTCGCAAGGCGATACCGGTTCCCAAGGAAACCAAGGTAATGAAGGAATACCCGGCGCTACGGGTTTCCAAGGACCTCAAGGAAACGACGGAAGCCAAGGATTCCAAGGCGATACCGGAGCACAAGGCTTCCAAGGAAATCAGGGGTCGCAAGGGAACCAAGGGTCGCAGGGTAACCAAGGAAATCAAGGAAATCAAGGAAATCAGGGATTCCAAGGGTCATCAGGCCCTATTGGTTCTATTGTTATGTGGCCGGGTGCAGCCACTGGTGGTACCGCTCCTGCATACACATCACTGCCTAGTGGATGGGTACTTTGTAACGGAGCGTCTCTATCAACTACAGGGACGTACGCCGATCTGTACGCCGCTATCGGAGATCGGTACGGATCAGGTAGTGGTACTTTCAATCTTCCGAACTTCACTACAAGGCTTGCCCTAGGTCTTGCTGCTGGAGCGGTCCCGAGTGTACCTAAGACAACTACAACTTCTAGTCAGAGTGTCAATCACAGCCATACAATTACCTCTAATGCGGGTAATCAGAGCGCTAGCCATGTTCATACAATTACTTCTAATTCGGCTACTGAGAGCGCCAACCATACTCATGCCTATAGTGGTAACACAGGCAACGTAAGTGCTGATCATGCTCACAACTACTTCGGCGGCAACACTAGTAAGACTACTTCAGGTATTACTGTTAACCACACCCACGGTTTCTCAGGCAACACTGGGGGTATATCTGCTAACCACGCCCACACCATCACATCAAATGCTGGTAATGAAAGTGCTAACCACAGTCACACCATTACTTCTAATGCTGGAGACAACAGTGTCAACCACAGCCACAACGTGGATGTAGTTGATATTTACTACATCATCAGGTATGCGTAGGAGTGTAAACAATGAGCGATGTCAATGAGCAAGAACCGTCAATAGCAGAGGGGTTACCACCCCTAGAACGACCTAAGATCCTTATACAAGACGAACCCAACCATATGGGTGCTGTCGGCTATTTTGCTAAGACAGTTAACGGGACAGACCAAATTGGTATGTTCGGGTTTGCTTCAGCACAATTCATTCCTCTTGAATGGAATGAAGAGGGAAGATGCGACGGTGGGGTTATCGGCCCTATGTCGTTTCACGAACCCGATGGCAACGGTAATTGTTCTTGCGGAAAACTAGACCCCAATCCCGTATATGGCATCATGTGCGAGAACGGGTTTGGGGATCAGAATTTGCTACGCATTAGTTCGCCCGTTATTTCACTACTTCCGCACGGATACATTTCTTACATAGAGGCTCACGACAAAGATGCCGACGACCTATTTGTGGTATCTCACTGGAATGTGGAAGCCCGCACTCTCCAAGAATTACTCAAACTTATGTTTGAGTGGAGAGACGCTCATATTCTTTTAGATGCAGACGTTGCGCCAGCCATCACGGCAGACCTCCTACTTACTGAACTTGATGTTCCAGCAGAACTAGAGGAGTGGATTCGCTCCGAGGTACCTGATCAATTTGTAGTGAAATATCTAAGCGGTAGCACTGACGCTAGAGAACGCACCACTCCTCCCGATATGACTGATGAACTATCGTATTGGCTCCACGATAAGATTGTGGATAGTCCTGTAGGATATGGATTTCCAGTATCTATAAATCAATGAGGGTCTCATGCTTGAGGTGTATTACCCACTAGGTAAGCAGAAATACGTCGCTGTATATGATAATGCCATACCGTCAGATGTGTGCGACAGACTGTCGTCTGACTTCATTACTAATGAACAGTCTTTCACCCCCGGAAAGACTATTAGTGGAGTTATGTCTGACGTAAAATGTTCCGTAGACCTTAGGACGGAAGAGGCCCCATCAGATTGGTGGCACCGAAGCCTTGCCCAGTTGGATTATGAGGTACATACAGCACTTACTGGGGTTCTAGCCCACTATGTTGAGAAGATCGACACTCTACATAAGGCCATATATCTCAAAGATTCGGGATATCAGTTACAGAGATATCATCAAAACCTAGGTTATTATCGCACTCATGTCGATTCTGTTCCGTGGTCTTTGGGAGATAACAATCGTATTTTGGCTCTAGTTATTTATTTAAACGATGTCGAAGTGGGTGGGGAAACAGAATTTGTTGACTGGGAAATAACAGTTTCTGCCAAAAAAGGCCGTGTGCTAGTATTTCCGGCTACTTGGACGTTCAGACATGCTGGACTAGTCCCCCTATCAGGGGATAAATTTATCATTAGTACATTTGTAACTAATGACCCAAACCTAAAGACTGACCCTGTATTTGATGACCCTAACTCCCACATTGAGGGATACATCCCCCCAAAATGTGATAACACTGATGGGGTTATGCTGATTCACAACAATCGAGATATTTCAGAGACTGGAGAGCCTGATGAAGAAAGACACGATCACCATTGAACTTCCCCGAGAAGTAATCTCAACCATTGCCGCATACTCGGCTTTTGGAGATAAATACGACTGGGATGTATTTGTAGAAGCCTGTAAACGAGCGCTAAATGACGAAGATTCCTGAAGTAATCGCAGACATGATGTCTGAAATTAATGATCTGAACAACGCACTTATTCATACATATGCGATTCTAAGCGGTGGCAACAGTGAAGATGTAGTCAGGAAAGTTCTTAATAAAGAAGACTTCAAGGTACTAACTGTCGCTAGGGCCGAAGAAGTGGTTAGAACTATCACTGGCGGTCGTGTTAAGGGAGAAACTAATGGATATTGATATCGATCTTCAGGCCATCATTGATGAGGTTCTAGAGCGCAATAAGCAACTGATTCTAGAGAATATCATCCTAAAGAAGGCCCTTGAGCAGGTCCAAGCCCTTGATACAGAGGCTTTCTCGGCTGATACCGCCTGATAGGGTACTATAGGTGTATGACAACATTGGCAGAAGTCTCGTCTGTAGCGCGTAAACTTAGTCGTGATTTCGGAACTTTCTTCGAAATCAACTTTGCGACAACAGGCGCAACTCTCCGTCTCCCCCATCCTTTGGTAGAGCCTTCTTCTGTCTCTGTTATCGACAATGACGAAGGCGCTGCTGTTACTGACTTTGTGGTCAACGCCCGTGGGGGTCTACTCAAGATCCCCAATCCCTCCCAGTATGCGGATGGGGTCTATGTATCGGGTATGTACTATCAGTGGTTCCTTGATGAGGACCTTGACTTCTTTTCTCAGGTAATCATCACAGAACATATGCATCATCGACCCGGAGTGGATCTTCAATCCATTATGGGCGCTGAAGTAGAGGTAATGGGTATCGGTGCTCTCGTCGGAGCACTGTGGTCTTTGCTTGCTGAGTTCGCCACCGATATTGATATTTCCTCTCCTGAGGGTATGAACATCCCCGCTCACCAGCGATTCCAGCAGGTGCAGACCCTCATTCAGTACTGGGAAAAGCGTTACGAAGAGAAGGCAGCGATGCTCAATGTTGGTCTCAAGCGCATTGAGATGCACACTCTTCGACGTATTACCCGACTTTCCAACCGCTATGCGCCTCTCTATCGTGGCCGTGAGATTGATAACCCACGACCGCCTATCCGTATTCGTCCGCTGATCGACCCCGGCGAATCCACACCATTTGAGGATGAGGAAGCATTTTGGGGTTCTCAAGATCCCAACATGCAGACTGAATCTTACGACCTCGGGTATGGAGGCTGGGGGTCACTAGGTACAGGCGGTAACCCATGATTGATACCCGTAGGGAGACCAATCATATTTATAAGGAACTAAACAGATATCAGAACAAGATGGGCGAAGGTCTGATTTGGTTCAAATTCGACGTGGATTCGTCGTATGACTCTGTATATGACGAAGGCGGTAGGAACTATCTTCCCGGCATCGCTGTACCAGTCCTATGGATCGATCAGATCGAAGATACCGAGACCTACGGACCCGAAGGCCGTCGCCCAACTCAGCGCCTTAGATTTGCATGTTCTGCACGCACTATCAATGAGACCGGGGTCGGTGCTACTGAAGCCCATGGCGGTCGTACTTGGGATGAGAAGCCTTCCGGTAAACCATGGTGGGATGACCGTCTAAACGACATCCTCTACTACGACGGTCGCTACTACGAGATCAGCAACTTTCAGATCAAGGGCCGTGCCCGTCAGGATGTCATTGTCGGAGTTTCCGGCATTGAGACTCAGCCTGAAGATGAACGGGTGTTCGACCTTTTTCCCGATCTCTCACCGCCTCCCCCTCCACCGCCTCCCCCTACTGACGGAGATATTTAAATGGCTGAACCACTTACTATTGATGGATACGGCGATGCCGACTGGGTCGATCTCAGCGATAACTGGCGTGATGCTGATGCTACATGGCTTCAGGAAAGGTCGATTGTACGCATCAATGTCGCTAACCCATCAGCATCCAACCCCAGTGATACCGGGGTAAAGACTGCTAACTTCGCTAACGGTCGTGTGTTTTACAACGATAGTGACGATTCTCTTATTGTCAGTACTACATCTACGTCTCCTTATTCATTCAAGACCATTACTTCATCTAAGCACTTATTGATCAAAGATGGTTCTTCTACGTCAGAATTGAAGGCTTCGTCTGCTTCTGACGGTACTGGTATCACTATCAACAATACAAGCGGTGCGGTATCTATCGGCGCTACGGGTACTACCACTACGATTAGTGGAGCGCTCACTGTCTCTGAGTCCACAACGCTGACCGGTTACCTGACCTCCCTTAAAGCCGGGTTGGCAGGTTCTATCAGCACTTCGTCCTCGGGCCTTGTTATTAATACCTCGGGATCTAATGCTGTTACCGTCACGACATCTACGGCTGTAGGTAGCGCTACTACTCTTGAGATCAATAACCCGGTAAGGGTTACAGGAAGTATCAATACAACTGCCGGGGCTAATATCACTGGTACCACAGCGCTTACCGGAGGTCTTACCGTATCCGGTACTTCCGCCCTGTCTGCCACTACGGTCTCCACCACTCTCGGCGTTACGGGTGCTACTACGGCTGCGGCAATTACCGCCAGCGGTATTGTTACGGCTAACGGGACTGTCGTGGTTGGTGGTACTAACCCTTCAGTACTTTCAGCGACTGGTAAAGATCTAATCTTTAATGCAGCATCTAGTCAGGCTATTCGCACTACCTCTAATTTCTATTACGGGACTTCGGGAACTACTACTAAAAATGCTTGGGTTATTTACCAATCGTCGGGTACTCCGACTGTTGGTGACTATCCCGAAGGGACTATTTGGATCTCCTGATGGCCCTTAGAATCAAGCATCAGACATCTGATAGTTCGTGGACTACCCCCGCTGCGGGGTCTATTAGGGTTAAATCCGACGGCCAGTGGAGAACCGCCATATCGGTAAAAGTAAAACAAGGTGGCGCTTGGGTAGATAGCGGATATGTTGCTTATCCAAATGCAGCCACCTCGTTTACTGGTAGCGGTGGTAATGGGTCTAATAGACAAGTCACGTTTACTTGGACAGCACCAACGACTGGCGCTCCGGTTACTAAATATTTCTTGTCCGTATATGACGCAAGCGACAATCAAATCGGCCCCGATATAGATGTCGGCAACGTAACGTCATACACACATACCTTTGCTGCCTCAAGTACTACCTACTACGTCAGACTTAAGAGTTTTGGGGCAGCCGGTCTTTCCCAAACTTTCTCCACCAATACTGCCGGTGGCACTCGTCTACGAGTAGTAATCGGGGCAGCACCTGTTCCTTATGACAACTCACGCTGGGGAGCCACCGTTAATTTCATTCCTGCATACTGGACCCAGTCACAGTGGCCCGGTGAGCCTTACGGGGACTATAGGTACCATGGTAGTAAAGCCTTTGACAACGATAGCGGAACATACTGGACGGGACAGAGTTGGGCGTGGCCCGGTGGTTCTGAATGGCTAGGGTTTACTCTTGCTGCCGGTGGCGCTAGGAGAAAGATCGTTGCACTATATAACCTTCCTACTGGTAACCGTGCTTCAACAGTGTCTCTTGATGAGTTTGCTTACCCAAATTTTGCTTGGACAGGTAGGTATTGGCAGGGTGGCGAGGTTTTTGGCTTTCAGATAATCCCTTGCGATTTTGAACTCAGTCCCTTTTCTACTAGGTATTTTCGTCTGTGGTATACCGATCTAGGTTACAATCCAAATGCTTATGGTTCGCACCGGGTCCTAACTGCTGAGGTCCATGGTGATTACCAAGACTGGATTACGGACACCGGTACTGTGCCCGCTACGGCTAACACCACCGCTAACGCCTGATAGTCGGCTCATACCGCCCCCATAGTGTATTATTGGAATAGGAACCGGCTGAGCGGCCAGTTCTCCCATTAGAACATCGCCTTGGAGGCTTGGAAGTGGCAGATTCGCTGCACATCGGTGCAGGTTTTTTTGCTGCCTTGGACGCATACGCCCAAGCAGTAAATAGTGCTGTCCGAGAATCCGCTGAGCGAACTATGACTATGGTGCAGGAGAACCTCCGAACCGCTGCCCGTCAGTCTGAGCGATGGCTACCAGTTGCCGAGCATATTGAGACGTGGTCTCAAGACGGTAAGTATGTGATCGGCATCAGAAACACCGATGTCATGTCCGAGGCTATGTCGGCAGAGTATGGAGATCCCGCCAACCCTCCAGTCCCGCTAATTAGATCTGTCACGTTTGGAGATCAGCAATGACTGCTGCCGAGTGGGATTATGATCTTGCCGTCGGAGATGTGGACATTTCCGCTCACACCGGTCTCGTTCTTGCTGAGGATGCTGCCCTCAAAGAATACCTGTCAGGTATTACGGTCCCTGATAAGACGGGTATGGTCGATGTAGACGTTTGGTTCCGCTATCCCGAGGGCGAGCGTCGGATCAAGTTCCCGTTTATCACAATTGACTTTCTCGCTATCAACCCTTCATATGACCGGTGGACAAGTTTTCACAAAGTTGATGAAAACTACTGTGAGTTTGAAGATGCTATTACCGGGGGGCTTATCCGAACGGGTATGTACATCCCTTCGGTCGCCAGCGCCCTTCCTGAAAAGGATGAGAGCGGCACCACGTCTTATCATGTTGACCCATATCTAATGCACACTCTTATGTATCAGATAACGGTCCATACCCGGTCGGCTATTCACGACCGGTATCTTCTCAGCCGATTTATGACTGACATCCTTCCACCTCGCCCATTTTGGATCGGCGTTGAGGCTGATCATACATGGCGGCGTTGTGAAGTAACGGAAATGCGCCCAGCCGATACCTCGGAGACGAGTGAATCAGGAAGCAAGCGGATCTTCCGAAAGGTCTACACCCTCTCTATGGATGCTGAGATTCCTCAGAGCAGGGCTTATGAAGTTGAGCAGGCACGTCGGGTCCATGTGGATATCTACAAGGAGAACCCGATCACCACTCACGAATCAGGTTCCCATGAGTATGACGATGAGCATACAATTGCGGAGCCGGTAACCGTCGAACCGCCGTCAGGCTCGTAGAAGTATGACAAATACTAATCGAATTTCCCTAACACTTATCTCCCTAGGAGCCTGAAATGCCTTTTGAATATCGAAAGCCGGGTGTGTACGTCGAAGAATCGCTGCTGGTTAACAGTGCCGATACTGCGTCTGCCACCTCAACTGCCCTTTTTGTAGGTGTCGCTGGAACTGGTCCTACGGATCAGCCAGTTCGCTGTGATACTTGGTCAGATTACGTTCTCAACTTTGGAAACTTTGACGATATCCTTGACCCTGCAACAGATGCTCGTACTGTAACGACATACCTTCCGTATGCCGCTTATTCGTACTTCCAAAATGGTGGGCGACCCTGTTATATCCAACGTGCTATTGGTAGCGAAGAAGGCACTGCCGCTTCGTATGAAGTTACCGATGGTGCTGAAGATCCCACGCCCGCATTTGTAGTAGAAGCACGCAGTGTCGGTTCAAATGGAAATGTAATCGGTATCACTATTACTACCATTGATTCGACCAACGACGTATTTACTATTGTTGTTTATAGCAATGGTTCTGAGGTTGAGCGATTCCAGTACCTCACTGCTACCGGAGATGCAGCCGGTACACGCCGTGTTGATACTGCTATCAACGATCTATACTCGGGTTCAACCTTAGTTCGTATTACATCGTTCAATCCTTCTGTCGTCCCTGAAGATATTGCAGTTATTACTCTTCTTGAAGATGGTGCAGATCCTGACTTGCCTGATAGTTCCGACTATCCGTCCGCTGCTCAGGCTGCCGTGAGCAAAATTGAAGGTCCGCTTATTATTAACCTCGTAGGGTATACGACTGACCGAAATGACACTGAGGCGTACATTGCGCCCGGTACCGTTTCATCAACGACGTTCCCCGACCGTGGTGACCTCTTTATCCTCAACGACAATGTGCCTCCCCGCACCTACAGGCAGACTGCGACTCAATACAAGTCTCAGATCAACTCTGTCCTTAGCCAGCACAGTGGAGATTCGTACGTCGCATCATTTACTCCATGGATCATCATCCCTAATCCGAAGCAGGCCGGATCAACTATTACGATTCCTCCGGGTGGTTCTATCGCTGGCGTTATCAGCCGTATCGATAGTACTATCGGCGTGTTCCGTGCCCCTGCTGGTCTTGTTGCAGCGATCTCCAACGCTGTCGGTGTCGATACCAAGTACACCGATACTGAACTTGGCGATCTCAACTCAGCCAACATCAATGTGATCCGTCCCGTTGCTGGTGCCGGTATCGCAATCATGGGTGCCCGTACTCGTAAGATTTACGGCGCTGATCGTTACATTTCGGCCCGACGTACCCTGATCTACATCAAGGAAAGCATGCGCCGTTCGACGCAGTTTGCTCTTTTTGAGAATAATGATCAGCGTCTGTGGACTCAACTTCGCATGACTGCTGAACGACTGCTTCGCCCCCTTTGGGAAGCAGGCGGTCTTCGTGGCACCAATGCGAATGAGGCGTACTACATCAAGTGCGACGCTACTATCAATACTCCTTCGGTTATTGCTTCCGGTGAGGTTCGTATGGAGATTGGTGTTGCTCTTGAGTACCCCGCAGAATTCATCGTGATCCGTGTTACCCAGTTCGAAAGCGGTGGTTTCACCGCTCAAGTTCAGCCGCAGGGTTGAGGAGGAAATAGATAATGGCCGGTACGACCATGTCAGAGCGCACTAGGCAGTATGCCGACCCGCTCCGTAACTTTAAATTTCAGGTGGAAATCTTCCACTACACCGATGGCCTTCAGAAGGGCATTGGTTCCATGGGATTCACCTCAGTAGACGGACTCAACATGTCTACTGAAATGATTCCTTACCGTGAGGGTGGTTGGAATACCAACCCACACAAGATGCCGGGAATGACCGACTTCTCGCCGGTCACCCTGTCATCGGGTGTCTTCTATCAGAAGCCCGGTATGTGGAACCTCGCCAAGCAGATGTTTGCCGTTCAGTGGGGCAACGGTTCTATTGATATCAATAGCGACTATCGCTTTGATATGATGATCCGTGTCTTTGACCACCCGGTTACCAAGGGTGACGGTGCTGCTGTGAAGGGCGATACCAACGGAGCGGTTCTTGCGTTCACGTTGTACAACGCTTGGGTTGCCAATGTGGCTTTCTCAGGTCTCAACGCTATGGACAACGCTATTCTTGTCTCTCAGATGACGATCCACCACGAGGGCCTTGAGGTCCTTTGGGGTCAGTCTGAGGTCACGAACGGCGTTGGCAGTAGCACCAATTACGTCTGATAATTAACCAACACTCCCACTAATAGGAGAATTAATCGTGTCATTTGTAGATATTGAAGATGGAGATTCGCAGTTCGTCAAAGAACGGGATCTTCAGGAAGCACAAAAGGTAGTGGCTGGCAGCATTCCCCTTATTGAGGCTGCTCCCTCGCTTCTTTTTGATCTACCTCGTGGTAGGCATAACGCTAATAAGTGGGAAACTGAGGTTGAACTCCGTGAACTCACGGGGTCTGACGAAGAGGCTCTAGCACGGTTCAATGACACCGCCGACTTCTTTGACGGTGTGCTGGTGTACGGGACAACTCGGATCGGATCAACACAACTGACCGATCTGAGTTTTCCCGAACGCCAGTCGATCCTTGCTGAATTGCTTATCGGTGAACGTGAGCAGTTGTTTATCAACATCGCTCGGGTTACCTACGGTAATGAGAAGGACATCGGACATACTTGCCCATCTTGCGGCAACGAGGCCGAAACGACTGTTCTCATTTCAGAAGACATCGAAATGCCAATCATGGAAAGCCCTTACACGCTAAGCCATACTATGGTTACGTCTAAGGGCGATACTCTTACTTACAGGCTTGCTATCGGATCTGATCAGATGGCCCTGCTTAAAAAGAAGGGTGCCAGTGCGGCTGAGCAGACCAGCCTTATGATCAGCCAATGTGTGGTCAAGGTAAATGATAAGCCCATTATCGATCCTATGGGTATGGCCCGAGGATTGAGCATGGGTGATCGTCGTAAGTTGATGGACCACCTAGTAGAGGATCAGCCCAGCCCGGACATGAACCTCACTATGCCGTGCATTAACTGTGGTTACGAACTGACATTCCCACTTTCGTGGGGTGACATTTTTCGCCCTTAATAGAAGTTCCCTATATTTGGAATACGACCTTATCTCTAAGGAATACCCGGGCTGGAACCTTACAGAGATAAGAAACCTCACTAAAAGTGAGCGAGACTACTGGCTTCGTTTATTGAAGTGGAGACGAGATAATGGCTGATCCAAAACTCAATGAACTTACAAATGAAGCCAAGGGTCTAAATAAAGAACTGTCGAACCTCAAGAAACTTCTTGGGGAATTCGGCACGTCTACTAACCAGTTTAAGAATAACTTCAACACGGTTACGTCTAGTCTTAAAAGCACGTCTCAGGCTGCTAAAGAAACCACTTCTTCTACTCAAGGATCTTCTTCCCAAAGCACTACTTCCAGCGGTAAGCCAGCATTGGGTTCAGTTTCCAAAATTGATTCTGTTTGGGCTAAGGGTAAGGCCGCTTGGGCCGGATTCGATGCAGGGGCAACCGTACGCCAACAGGGTGGATCTTGGGGGCAGACCGCTGTGGCGGCTGGTACTGCTGCTAAATTTTCCCACCTTCCTCCTCCCCCTACGTCTGCCGCTGGTGGAGGGGCAACCCCCATTTCCATAGGTGGCGGTGGCGGTGGCGGTGGCGGTGGCGGTGGTGGTGGAATCCTCTCATCGCTACCCGGTGGTGGTGGAGGTATCGGTGCTGCCATCAACCTCGCCAAGAAGGCTTCGGATGTTTATGGATCTATCGCTGCCGGTGGTCTCCAGTTTGCTTACAACCGTATTGAGGGACCTACCGGTAACCGTAATGCAGTACTAGGACTAGCACAATCGCTTAGTCCTAATGCTGGCATGATGGGCATGACCACTGAGAAGATGCTCACTGGTTTGGCACAACGTACGCCAGTACTCGGGTCTAACCAAGACGTTATTGGAACTATCCTTGCTGGTCAGTCAGTAGGCGCTCTTATGAGCGGCTCCAATGCTTCCAAAGAATCAGGAGTTCCGGGTCGATCGGGATTCTTTGAGTCTGTCCGACAGATGCAGTTGCTTACTCCCGGTGTAGGGGCCGGAAGTATGGCTTCCTCTCTGTCTAACTACATAGGCAATACTCAGTCTCAGCAAATGGGTCAATACCTCGGTCAAGGTGCATTTACCATGATCGGCAAGGGTGGTAGTTACAAGAGCCTTGCTGAATGGGCTGAGGCGATTCTTAAGTTTTTGTCGCAGCAGCGACCCGGTAAGAGTCAAGGTCAGACGTTCGGTAAAGACGAACTTATGTCTCAGAACTTCCCCGGATCGAACATCAATGCATGGTTCCGCATGATGGGTGTTCCACCGGACATGGTTGACTATTGGTGGCAATACGCTCTTGCCAATGCCGGTCAAACTAACCCGATCACTCAGCAACTTCTGTCTAAGGGAGACGACTCTCAAACAGAAGTACTGCAAGCGAATATCGACAGAGTCCGTGGTAAAGATCTTGGTTACGAGCGTCTTCGTAGCACTACACAGGGAACTCGTCGTGAGTATCTAATGGGTACTCAGATGTATGGATTGTATAACGCTCGTGAATCAGCGGATCGCCGTTTCAATGTAGGCATGCAAGCAGCGGATTTGACTATCGGTCAGATGGCACGCACCACTAATGCAGGTGCGGCCATGGCTATGTTCCCCACGCCTATTATGGAAATGCTTATGCCCCTTCTTACCAAACTGGCATCATCTCCAGTTGGTACAGGGTTGAGTCTTGTAGGAAACGTGATGAACCTGTTAGGTGACCCGATTGGTGATTCTCCTATAGGAGACCCGGTTGGTGATTACGGCCCTACGGGAAGTACTAGCACTAGGCATCTAAGTCCCGACCTCTCTAAGAAGGTCGATGCCATGATGAAGGCTAACCCTAAACTGAAGATCTCATCAGGATATAGAGACACTGTTACGCAAAACAGGCTGCACTCTAAGGGAGTTGGACGAGTAGGTCCTGCTACTAAGAGTATGCATACTCGTGGATGGGCTGCTGATATTGGTCCTACTAATCAATTAGGCTGGGTCCAACAGAACGCCCACAAGTTCGGTCTTCAGACGGCAGCCAACGCTGGGGAACCTTGGCACGTCCAGTCGGCTGGAACAATGCATGTTGGAGATCCGTCATCTAGTGGTAATTCAGAACCTATTGGTGACTTGTTCGGCATGCTTAAGAGCACTGCTATGGGAAGCATACCTATTATTGGCCCGCTTTTGACAGCAGGTGGTCTTGATGGTGGCGGCGGAGGTCTAACCGGAGTTCTTACTAAGTTCCTTATGGGTGGAAGCCTTTCAGGCATGATTGATAACGCTATCAGCATGTTTATTAAATTGATGACTGCACCTATTAGTGGTCTAGCCAACGTATTGGGTAAGGCCAATTTTACTACGGAAGATCTTAACGACATTATCGATAAGCCGTCTTCAATTAAAATCAACGTAAGTAAATACGCAGGCTTCACACCTAAGACTAATGATGCGATTACGGGTAAGAACGCACCTCCTATTTTTGGAGATCCTATTTCACTTGCGTCTCAAACTGCCCCGACAATTCATGCCAAGATGGATTCCCCGATTATCTTTAAGACGGAGATTACGCTAGGAGGTAATGTTGGAAGTAATCCAGTAGATGCTCAACGTGCCGCTTCTACTATTGCCGACCACCTTGAGGCTGAATTCGCTCGTAGGGAGTGGAGAAAGTCATAATGCCTCCCTATGTGGAAAACAATAACTATAGGAATATTGGAGTAACTAGAAACAGTAACGCCGATTCCCGTGTGTCTATTTTGAACAACACGGTTGACGTGATATCTGAGTATCAGTATGGGTTAGAAAGACTTGCATCTTCTAATCAGGGATTGTCTAACCCTCCGTTTAAATTGACTTCTAACAATAACCATATTGCTAGCAGTCTAGGTTTGAGAAATAGCAAGATTCTTCGTGGGTATATCCGTAGATCAGACATTGATGCATCGGACCCCACTAGTAATCAACGCTTGTACTTCATGTACAACCCTGAAACTATCGAACGTAACTATATGGCTTACTTGGATCAGCAGTCTTTAGACCCCTATAACACAATGTTTGGGTCTAACAACATGACCGCTCCTCCGGGTATTCTTGATTTCTCTTTTGAACTGCTGTTCGACAGGCAACTAGAGGTTGCAACAGACCCTAGCCATCCCGGTACAAAAGTAGACTATGACTACTTCGATTTAGTGGTCCGTGGGGTTGTGGGAGACACTAGTAGCAGCGGTAATGCTATTCCTGATAATGGGATTATGATGATTAATCCTAGAAATATCGCTGTGGTGTTTGGCCCTGAACTAACGGTTCATGGCCGCCCATACAACGCTTCAGTAAGGTTTGAGAAATTCAATAACAAGATGACTCCTACTCGGATGTCTATCTCAATAACTATGAAGGCTTTCTACATCGGACCTGTTCAAACTCTGCCTAATTATAGCGAGTTCACATCAGAGAGTATCTTCGAAGCGACTATTCCATTTGACGAGAACTTGTCGTATCAGGCTAATTTTGTAGACGTTACTGACGCACAACTTACCGATACCGTGTCCAACGGTAATACCGTAAACGCTAATTTCTCAGGACCGTTTAGTAGCGGGTCCGGTAACGGGTATAACGGTCCTCCGGGTGTACGACCCGCAGACATTCCTCAGGGGCCGTTTCCTGTAAGAGTTGTTAGACAGGGTAATAGTATGATTACTTCTAACGTCGCACCAGTAACTCTTTCTGATCAGCAGATCCTAGGGTTACTTCTTGCTCAAGAATGCCCAATTGAGGGAGCAACATTTCTTTGGGCACTCGCTAAGCGTGAAAGTGGCTTTGTAGCAAATGTTGCGGGTGTCAATACTAATGGAACTATGGACGTAGGTATTTGGCAGATTAACCAAGTCAATTGGGGAGGTCTGTCAGCAGAACAAATTACTGATCCATGGACTAATGTGAGTATTGCTATGAGATTGTCCAATAATGGTACTAGGTTTGTCCCTTGGCAATTATCGGGTAATTACAAAACGCCGGATGGGTCTCACCTTCGATCAGTAAATATGGATGAGGCTAGGGCTTTTGTAGCGGCCAACACTCCTCAGGTCCCGAGGTTTGTAGGATGACGACTAATAACTATGTAACTACTAACGAGTTCGTACCGACTCTAGTTATCAGCGATCCTAATGGGCGCTCTACTTCTAACCCCGAACTAGCGTTCGATACATTTCTAGCAAACGAGAGAAACTTCTCCAGTCTTCTTAAGCGCCATTCGTACGAAAGGCTTGACGATAGTCCACTTGCTAGGTCTAATCCTCCGTTTGAGACAGGTAGCGCAGGAAGGCTTACATCTCTAGTAACCAGTAGTACGACAGGAAACACTCCACAGATTTCTCGTGGGTATATCCGCAGAAGTAACCTCAACTCCACAGATCCTACCGACGGGTATCGCTTGTACTTCATGTACAATCCTGCGGAAATTCAGCGGGATTACGTTGCATACGTTGAGCAGCAAGCCCTAGATCCCTTCAATACGATCTATGGGGCTAATAATCTTGTTGCCCCTCCCGGTATTTTGAATTTTCAATTCAGTCTATTTTTTGATCGCCAAACTGAAAACGCAAATGGATCTATGCCTCGTGGAGTTCTTGAGGATTATGATTACTTTGATTTAGTAGTCCGTGGGGTCGTTCCCGGCGAACAGACTAATGCTCTTCAGGACAACGGGATTATGATGATTAATCCCCGTAACATTACTGTGGTGTTTAGTCCTCAGTTGTCCGTCCAAGGTCGGGCATTTAGGGCCTCAGTTCAGTATCAGAAGTTTGATCATAAAATGACCCCTACTCGTATGGTAGTAACACTATCCATGATGGTCTACTACTTTGGTCCAGTTAAGGAAGACTTCACGTTCGCTAGTACCGATAGCGAAGGTGTTTTTGAAGCAACTATTCCTTACGACGAAAACCTTCAGTATGAAGTCACTTACAATGACGTACAGGATGCTTTAATTGCCGACGATCCTGCTACCACTAATGCGTCTACAGGTGTGACCACTGCTAACGGTGCTATAACAAGTGTTCGTGCCAATATTGGGCCGCTTAACGGAAGCGCTAGAGAAAGAGCGCTTCAAGCAGCAATGAGTTTGGGGAACTCTACGGTTCAGTATGATCAGGTTCGTCCAATTAATACAAGTGATAATCCCGGGTATCTTGATTGCTCAGCATTGGTTATTTGGGCATACGGTAAGGCTGGAGCACTAGATGCTATCGGACAATCAGCGACGGCAGGATATACAGGAAGTCTGCTAGCCAAAGCGTTTGAACTGGGTACTGTTATTGCAGGCCCAAATACATTCGTACCGTTTAACGATAATTTCTTAGCAAATTACTTACAGCGAGGAGACTTAATTATTAGTCGAAACGCACATGTGGCATTTGTAAAAGAAGTAAAAAACGGAAGAGTCTACACTTACGAATCGGCTCCCCCTTGGCGAACAGCGGGTAGAGGCGGACCACGGAATTTGGACTTCAGTTTTGGTGCTATCTACGGAAGTCCTAATTTTCATACTCACGCTATCCGCCCTGCTGGAGCGGCTAACGATACTTATCTCAATATTGGAAACCTAGGATTAAGGGTTTGACATGATTTCTAATGACTCTAGATACATAGATGCGGCCCACGAAACTGCCACCGCCCATACATACGACGACCTAGGCCGAGTTGAGTACAACGCAGACGATACGTTGGTTACTAATGACGTATCACGGGATACTACTTACCTACTTACTACTGGGTTTGCGTCACCGCCTCCTAAGCAGTACATGGTAAAAGAAACCGATAACATCCAATTGCTTTCTTATCGCAGTCAAAGGGACCCTACTAGATGGTGGGTCCTCGCTAATGCTAACCCTCAAATTCGACATCCATTTGATTTTTCAATGGGTGACATGATTCATCTTCCTGAGTGATCCCATGGTCGTAGCCTTAAACAACGCAGCACTCAATTCTCTCCAGCAAATTCTCATCACTGATGTAGAAATTAAGGGAGAACTGCTGAATCTTACCTCTTCAGAATTGAAGCAGGTACGGTTGTCTAATGCCGAAAATAAGCATGAGGTTGCGATTATCACGACGCAACTTACCAAGTCTCAGATAGATAGATTTGTCGGGGAACCAATTACGTTCCGATACGGCCCTAGATTTTCAGGCGGTACGTTCTACGGTTATGTGATTACTATTAATCCTAATCAGGATTACCAACAAGATACTATTGTTGATGTCGCATGCTTCGGTACTACATGGCCTATGCAGTCAGGTCAGCCTAGATTTTTCCCTAAGCGAACTGCATCCTCAGTGTTTGCGGAGATCGTCTCCAACCACAATTTAGGCTGTCAAGTAGAAGACAGTACATATGTATGGCCTGCACTGGCTCAGACGACGGAAAGCGACTGGGAGTTCGCCCAAACCCTCGCTACACGACTTGGGTACGCCTTATATGTCCATAACGGTATAGTACGGATGTTAGATCCTAAACGGGTACTAACAGAGAGCGCAGTTAGTCAGAGATACATAAAGTCTGACAATGTACTTGATCCGTCAAGACAACTTCTTGACTTCAATCCCACTACTCAATCTCTCCGTATTAGAGACAATGTAAAGCCCTCATTCGGGTACTTTGACGGTACTACCGCACGACTCACCCAACCTCTAAGTACCTACCCATACCGTATGTCTACTGATACTCCTATCAAAGACAGGGATATGGCGAAGATTTACAGCGACTCTTGGGAACGTCGTATTGATTTTTGGAATCAGCAGGCCACCGCACGAATCAATGGTAACGCCAGTATAGTTCCCGGCGTAAACATATCTGTACAAGTTAGTGGTAACCCTACCGGTCGTAATGAATATGACGGAGTATGGTTTGTTAGAGGAGTCGAACACTCGTTCACTAATAACTCCTTTCAGACAGCACTAGATCTAGCCCGTGATACGTTGAATACGAGATTCAGTAATACTGATTATCGAACAACCCTGTCGGGCACTAATCAGGGGAGTCCACGTCTAGTAAAAACAGTCCGTGGAACTCCTCCTAAGACTTACTGGGAATCTACTTGGAGAACTCCTGAGTTCATCAGAGATACCCTTAGGGTCTCTGATCCCGTTCCCCCGTTTATCGTCCCTCCCGGTATGGCTACTCCTGTAATTCAGAACGGCTTGTTAGGATAATGATATGAAAGCCTTTGATATCCCACTTTCCATTTCTAATGGAACACTGACTATGACTGACAACTACGATCGTATTGTCAGGAATCAGGTCATCGACGCTCTGACAACTAATCAGGGCGAGCGGGTAATGCACCCCGACTGGGGTTGCGATATTCAGTCAGTCCTGTTTGATCCATCAGACATGTTGGAGCGTCAGGATACGGCAGCATATGTCCGTGATAGACTGGTCCAATTCGTACCACGTTCGTTCATCAAGAGCGTCGAAGTAGACGTATCTGACGCAGAACCCAACGTGGTATTCATTGACGTTCATTACAAATCCTCTAGTTACATGCCCGAGTCCAGCGTTACCGTCGGCCTTGACATGTCCGCAGACAGTACAGGGAGTGCCCAGTGAGCACCATCGCCACAACATCTTCATCCACTAACAGGATCGTTCTTGATTACACGAGCCGTGATTACAAGTCTATCCGATCTATGCTGGTCGGGCTTGCTAAGGGCCTCCTCCCTGAGTGGCAGACAGTAGGGGAAACTGGAGACTTCGGTACCCTATTGCTGGAACTGTATGCGTACTCAGGTGACGTTACTAACTACTACGTTGACCGTGTCGCTTCGGAGGCTTTCCTAGGGACGGCTATTCGCCGTCAGAGCGTCATGTATATCGCTGACATGTTTGGATACACGCCATTAGGCCAGCGAGCAGCCACCGTACCCTTGTCATTTACTTGGCAATGGGACACCGCCAGTCTTCCGGGCGGATCTATTCCGGTATACACCTACGACGTAAACAGTGCTTCCGTAGAAAACGGCGTTGTTCGTATGGAAATCTCCAATGATACTTACGCTGTAAATATGGTGATCGGTCAGACGATTACCGTATCGGGTGTCGGTACTCCTTACGATGGAATCTTTGTGGTTGACTCTGTCAAGAGTCCAGCAAATACCACGGCTGTTGATATTACTTATAGCGTCGTATCCACCGCTACCGGAGAAGCGACTATTAGTGGAAGCCCTACGGTGACTACCGGAAGCGTAGTAATTATTCCGGCAGGAACCTATGTGACTACGGCTCCCGACTCAAGCGGCAGCGTGACCGTTTTTGAACTCAACTTCGACGTTACGCTAGATACTACGGCAGGTAAGCCTGTTAGCACGGGTTCGACTGTGTATTCGGTGTCACGACTTACCGCAGCGTCTGAAGGTGCATCTATCACACCTACACTGGCCGGTGTCAGTAAGGGTGTCCCTAACGCAGAGTTTGTATTGGCTAATCCGGGCGTTATCGATCGGACAGTTCAGGTATATACAAGGGAAGGCGGACAGGTTGTACAGTGGTCTCGTGTGGACAAGATATCTCTAGCAACTCCTACCCAGTCCGCATTTGTCACATATGTAGACGATAACAACTACACGCATGTTCTATTCGGTGATAACTCTTCAGGGCGTGTACCTCCGACGAACGTAGATATTTATGTAAGTTATCGCTACGGGTCAGGTGTAAGTGCAAATAGCCTAGGCGTTAACACAATTACCGTTCTTAATAACGATTACGCTACCCAAAGCGGTGTGACGGTAACTAATACAGCCGCACCTGTAGGCGGTGCTGATATTGAATCCATCGAATCTATGCGCTATTCGATCCCTCGCTCAGCATCACTTAAGCAACGAGCAGTCACTATTGATGATTATGTCAATTTAGCCCTACAGGTTCCCGGTATTACCAAGGCAATTGCATATGGTGAGAATTACACGGCTGTGTATGTCCGAGTGGCTTCTAGTTCAGAATCAGTAGGGTATGTCACTAGCGATGCCTCTATTAGGTACGTCAACTCGGGGGTCGCCACCGTCGTTATCTCAGATTCTTTAAACCTAAGTGTGGGTCAGACGGTTTATGCCACGGCAATCGGCACTGGTCTAAACGGTAGTGTTAAGACTACTAAGGTTTTTTACACAGGCAGCCCTGTTAATGTGGTTAACAAGGTACTCTCCTCCAATAAGGCCAGTATCTCAGTTGCTGCCGTGGGAAGTTTCGTGATTGGGCAACCAATCACTGTTTCTATCTCAGATGCTGTATTTGACGGTACCCATGTTATTAGTGAAATCACTTACGATAGCATCAACGCTAGGTACGATATTTCCTATAAGAAAACTAATGCAAATGTTTCTAGCGCCGCTGTTACGTCGGGAACAGTTACGGGCGCTGCGGGTATTTCGTATGACACAACAGCCTCCGATATTCTTGAGGCTCAGGCGACCACGGGTACGATCACTACTACTAGTGCTGAAATGCAACTTCTTATCAACTCTCTTGAGTCATACTTGAGTGACAAGAAGTTGATTGGTTCCGTTGTTTACGGAGAGCCTGTTGAGTGGACCAACGTAAACGTAAAGATGAACGTACAGGTTCGTCCTCTGTATAACCGGGAAAGCGTAAGAGCGGCAGTACAGGCTGCTATTGAAAACATCTTCGCATATGACAACGTAAGTTTTGGCAAGAGAATTTCTATTGGAGATGTGTACAGGGCCGCTCTAGCCGTAGAGGGTGTTGACTACATCACCCTTGATACGTTGAAGATCACCGGGGAGACTGGTCCCATCGAGGATATTGAAACTCCGTCGTATAACCTGCCTCGTATTGATCCTGATATTGACACTATTCATACGACGGGTTGGGTAATCGCTAGCGGCGGTTTGGTGAACACATGAGTTCTATTTTTGAGACCGATGTTGATGTTGTTAGGTCAGCGACCGCATCTATCACTTTTAAGTCTCTAACTACCAACGTCGCCCTCATCACAACTGATAGCGATCACAATTTTGCCGCCGGGTGGACTGTACTTATCTCAGGCGTAGATGATGTATTTGATGGATCATTTACCATCAAAGAGATACTTAGCGATACAACTTTTACCTACACTCTTGTTAGCGCCGACGTTAGTTCTACAGCCGTGTCTCCTACCGGTATCGCAA